GGGTTGGGATGGTATAAGTCTCACGACATGGCGAAGGCGCGAGCCTAAGTAGTTGAAAGTTCAATCACTTATTCGCCTGGCTTATTTATTGTGCGCTGTATTTATTTATTTATTTATGGGGGGGAACAATTTATTTATTCTTGTGGAGATAGTTACTCACTATCTATTAACAATCACGCATAAATAAATGCAGAATAAGCGCTGCAAGCGCTATCTTTGACCCGCGGTTTATTAAAAACGCGCTCTTTAATATATATATACTCCCATAATTATTTTCTGTTATATTTAATCCCCCCTCAGAGTACCCTAAGTACTCCTCGGAGATGTGTGACTTACGTCACATCGTACGCTTAAGATAAAGGGGTTCGGGAAAATACTTTCCCAACCCACTCGGAAAAGACCCGTTTGAACGGGTCTTCTATAGTATATAGATAAATTCTTACGGAGTCGCTCCGTTTAAGACTCCGCTCCTCCTATATATATAATTTTAAATTTTTTTTTATCAAAATGCCCCCCTTATGCCGTTTATAGGGTACGTTAAATCGGCGTTATAGGACAGGACGTTATATGGGACGCAAAGCAGGAAAACAGACATATTCCAAAGAGGACGCCCAGGCTAAAGTACTGGCACTTCTAGAACAGGGCGCTACCGTCACCGCTGCTATGGCAGCCGTTGACAGGCAAGATACAGCCTTTCGTCAGTGGTCTATGGTAGATGCGGACTTTAAAGACAAAGCGGACAAAGCACGCCTTGCAGGCAAAGGTATTAAGGCTGACCTAGCCGAGATAAAGGACATGCCTTTCCATGAGTTTTCAGAGCAGTTCCTAGGCTCTAAACTATTTAATCACCAGTTAAACTGGATTGACCTTATTGAGGGTAATGTACCTCGTTGGCTACCTTCGGGTATAACTTACGAAGCAGGAGACCCTAACCGTGTCTTGATTAACGTGCCACCTGAGCACGCCAAGTCAACCACAATCACGACTAACTACGTGACACACCAGATTGTGACCAAACCCAACACTAGAGTAATCATTGTCTCTAAGACTCAGGGTATGGCTCGCAAGTTCCTAGGCGCTATTAAGACGCGTCTTTCCCACCCTGGCTACATGAAACTACAAACGGCCTTTGGCCCTAACGGTGGATATAAGGCAGATGCTACACAGTGGTCTGCTGATATGATTTACCTGGGAACAGGAAGAGACTCTGGCGAGAAGGACCCAACCGTTCAAGCATTAGGCTTTGGGTCACAGATTTACGGAGCACGTGCCGACCTGATTATTCTCGATGACGTAGTGATGGGTTCTAACGCCCATGAGTGGGAAAAGCAGATTGAATGGCTGCAGAAGGAAGTTATCACTCGTCTAGGTAGACATGGTAAACTTATTATTGTAGGTACTCGAGTATCCTCTGTAGACCTCTACAAGATGATTCGTGATGGTTCACAGTGGACAGGTGGCAAAAGCCCCTTTACCTACTGTGCTATGCCAGCCGTACTACAGTTTGACGATAAACCTGCTAATTGGAAAACACTTTGGCCTGAAACTGACCAACAAGAAAACGATTTGGATGAACAACTTGACAACGGACTTTATCCGAAATGGGATGGACCCTCGCTCTTTAAGCGTCGCTCTGAGGTCGCTCCGTCTGTATGGGCTATGGTCTACCAGCAAGAAGACGTCCAAGAAGACTCAATCTTCTCTCCTACCTGTATCGCAGGTTCCGTCAACGGAATGCGTAAACGAGGACCTTTAAAGCCTAACACCCCTGGACACCCCCAGCATATTGAGGGTTATACCATTATTGGTCTTGACCCTGCTATGGCAGGTGCTACAGCAGCGGTTGCTGTTACATATAACCGAGCAGATGGACGTATCTACGTCCTGGACTGTATTAACATGACTGACCCAAGTCCTGCAAAGATTCAATCTTTGATTGAGGAATGGGTTGAGAAGTATCGTCCGCAGGAACTGCGCATTGAAATTAACGCACACCAGAAGGCGTATGCCTTAGATGATGATTTACGAAGTTACCTAGCATCTTATGGATGTCAACTGAATTCACACTTTACTGGCAAGAATAAATGGGACACGTCTTTTGGTGTAGCGTCTATGTCTATGTTGTTTGGTAATACCCGCGATGGTAGATTCCAGGACAACAACATCATAGAACTACCAAGCAATGAGGGTTCTGAGGGTCTTAAGACTCTAGTACAGGAACTAATTACTTGGAAGCCAGACACCAAAAACCCCACAGACTGCGTAATGGCTCTTTGGTTCGCTATTATCCGTATACGCGAGATGATGCAACAAAGTAGTAATGCATCTAAGTGGATGCAAAACAGATGGACAACTCAATCACAAGTATCAAAAAGACAAGCAGTCAATTTAGACGAGGCCTTTGCAGAGCAATGGTCCCATACATACGGATAAGGAAAATAAAATGACAAAAACAAGAACTTCTGCTGGTGTTAACGCTGGCGGTCTAGGCTCAAAGTTTGTTAGCCCACTTTACAAGGCAGCAACTTCTTTCACTAGTTATGTAGGAAACGTAGCACGCGAGGCGCGCGATGTACCTACGGCTATTGCAGGAAGAGCACAAAAATTTGCTTTTTCTAAAGAGGTAGCAAACGGACCAATTAAACAAAATCTTCGTAATCAGATTAAAGAAGTTGGAACAGCAATCTTTACAGGTAAAAAAGGAACAACATCTGATATTAACTCTCGCTTTACAGGAACAGGTTTTCTTAAAGCCGATGCTGACACTTCTTATGGTTATGAAAAAGGAAAGAAGCGTAAGTAATTATGGCAAACACTGCATACGATTACTATATGAACCAACGTTCTTGGTTAATCGACACTGCTGAAACACCAGAAGATAAGAAAAACTTAAAACGTGACCTTGCTGCACTTGATGCTAAATATTATAAGAATCGCATTAGCAAGGTACCACCAACTAAGCCACGCGTTTCTGCAGGTGTAAAGAAAACAACCAAAACTGTAAACAAAACTTATCGTCCGATGGGAAATTAATTATGGCACAGATGAAAAAGGCTGCTCCTAAAAGAGTAACATCATCACGTACACCTTCAAAGGCTGTTAAGAAGCCCATGGCTAAAAAGGTTAAAGTAGAAGGACCAAGCGACTATCGACCAAATGAGATATATAACCTTCCATTTACACCTGCTCAACAAAAAGCATTTGGTAAGTTAAAGATGAGTCCTAAAACTGCTGATACAGTTTTTACTACTCCTAAAGGTATTGATATTTCAAAAATGTCAAAAGCAGAAATTAAACAAATGCAAGATAGTAGAATTGCAGACCGAAAGCGTACATTGGCACGTGCAGCAAATATTATTCGTCGCACAGTACGTTAAATAATTTTAATCAATCGTTAGGATAACAATGGCATTATCGATGGAACAAGTAGCAGCACGCGTTGAAGCGTTGCGCTACCGCAATCACGAACGTGATGCCCGTAACCTAAGCGTTCTTGCTGTTCGTAAAGGACAGATTGCATCTGTATACCCTGAATTTTTTCCAGAGGGTGTAGATGCTAACGTAGTTGCAAACTTTATTGATGTGGTGGCCCGTGACCTTTCTGAGGTGATGGCTCCACTGCCAGCAATCAACTGTTCTGCTGCTAACTCTGTTAGCGATAAAGCACGTACCTTTGCTGACAAGCGTACACGCATTGCTGCTAACTACTTCTCCCACTCTGACCTATCTGTACAGATGTACTCAGGTGCTGATTGGTATCTAACATATGGTTTCGTTCCGTTCATGATTGAATTGGACGAAGAAAGCAAGTTGCCGCGTATTCGCGTAGAAAATCCAATTGGGGCTTACCCAGAATTTGACCGCTACGGACGCTGTGTGGCATTTGCAAAGCGTTACATGATGACTCTTGGAGAACTTGTTTCACAGTTCCCAGAGTTTGAAACTCAAATCCTAGGACGTGAAGGCTATCAACAAGACCTACACTCACAGGTTGAAATGGTTCGTTACTTTGATAAGGACCAATCATTAATTTATTTGCCTAAAAAGGGCAATCTAGTTTTATCTCGCGCATTGAATCCAATGGGCAAGATGATGGTTGTCGTGGCGCGTAAGCCATCTATTGATGGTGAAATGCGTGGACAATTCGACGACGTACTCGGTATTCAACTTCTCCGCAACCGTTTCGCCTTACTGGCAATGGAAGCAGCAGAGAAAAGTGTTCAAGCACCAATTGTACTACCTCAAGACGTTCAAGAACTCCAGTTGGGTGGAGATGCGGTTATCCGTACCTCTAACCCTGCTGGCGTTCGACGTGTCGAATTAAACATTCCACAAGGCGCGTTTACAGAAGCACAACTACTTAACCAAGAACTTCGTGCAGGTACTCGTTATCCAGAGGGACGTTCTGGTAATATCGATGCAAGCATTGTTACTGGTCAAGGTGTACAAGCACTTATGGGTGCATTTGATACACAGGTTAAATCAGCACAGGCAATCTTTGCATCTTCTCTACGCGATGTTGTTTCTCTTTGCTTTGAAGTAGATGAGAAAATCTTTGGAGAAGAAAAGACAATCCGTGGTGTAGACTCTGGTTCACCTTATGAAATTACATACAAGCCATCTAAGGACATCAAGGGTGATTACTCTGCAGATGTTCGTTATGGTATGCTTGCTGGTCTCAACCCAGCACAGGGACTTATTTTTATGCTACAGGCTCTTGGTGGAGGATTAATCTCCAAGGATATGGCTATGCGTGAATTACCATTCACAGTCAACGTTACACAAGAACTTGAAAAGATTGAAATCGAAAACATGCGTTCATCACTTCTTAGTGGTATTACTGCAATGGCTCAGGCTATTCCAGCAATGGCTACATCAGGCGGAGACCCAGCATCTATCGTAACTAAGATTGCGGGAGTAATTACTGCACGTCAAAAGGGTCAATCCCTTGAAGAGGCAATCGCAGGTGTATTTGCTCCAGAGCAACCAGTTCCTCCTGCTGGGGCGGCAACTTCTCCTGTTGAGCAGCCGTCCCCTGCTCCAGGCGCGGCTCCAGTAGGAGGCTCTCCAATGGATGCAGGCATGGCACCACAAGCACCACCACCAGACTTACAGACTATCTTATCTACCCTTAGTGGTAGTGGTAAACTTTCGGGACGAGTAACAACTAAGGGATAAAATGACAACTCTGGTAGCGATACAAGGTGACGGTTGGTCGGTACTAGGATGTGATTCACGTCTTAGTGATGAGCATGGACGTTTTCAGATAGCAAAGACACCAAAGATTGTAGAAAACAATGGTGTGTTAATTGCTGGCTGTGGTTCCTCGCGTGCTAGTAATGTACTGCATTATGGTTACAAGCAACCTAAGCCTACATTACAAGAAGATTTAAATACTTACATGACGCAAAAGTTTATACCAGCGATGCGTAAGAGTTTTGTAGATGCTGGTATCGACATGAAAGAGGACGGCGATGTCGCACAAATTGATGGGGGATTTCTCATCTCAGTCAAGGGGCAAGTTTTTTCGGTTTCTGAAGATTATTCTTGGGATACCGATGTTCGCAATGTATATGTTATGGGTAGTGGTGGAGATGTTGCCCTCGGTGCATTGGCAGCGTTGGGTGTGGAAAAAGTAAAAACTATTAACCAAGCAGAAACAATGGTTCGTAAAGCAATTGCTATTGCGATTCAATACGATAACATGTGCTCAGAACCAATTCATATTTTTAAACAATTTAAGTAGGAGGAATAATGGCAAGTGGAGGAATGCGCCCAGGTGCGCCACAGAATAACCCAGCCAATGTTTCAGGTACAGGCGGAGCAGGACAAAGCGGTAACTATACTGGTTTTGGCTATGGCAAAAATCAAGAAGTAAACCAGCAACGCATACAGGGCAATCAAGCAGTAGCCTCTACTCAAGCGCCAGCGCCATCTGGAGACCCTTACGATGGTATTGACATGCCACAACTAGGGACACTCTTTGACCCAACAACTCGACCAAATGAACCAATCACCGCAGGTGTAGATTTTGGTGCTGGTCCAGGAAGTGAAGCACTTCCAAAGAATTTAACAAACGATAGTCGTATGGACGAGAATGCAAAGATTGCTCAGCAATACTTGCCAGATTTAGCATTTGCTGCACAGTCTCCAAATGCGCCAGATTCATTTAAGCGTTTTGTAAATTATCTAATTGAAAACGCTAGAAGTTTTAATAATAATGGCTGACGCTATGTGGATGCCTGGTAGTTTTTTTGATAACGTTGATAAGTTTGCAAATTCACTTGGATATCAAAATGCAGGTGTTGTTATGGAACTTTCGATGATGTCTTGGAATTCTCCAGAAGAAAGAGACGCTTTTATTACTAGCATTACCAATGCTGAGGTACAAGGCGGAACAGAAAAAAATTATATTAAACGAAAGTACTAGGGGGTAGGCATGTCTTGGTGGGATTCATTTACCAGCGCTATCTCCACGGCGGGTGCTGTTGGCAAAAACCTTACAGGTGGCGGTCCACAACTTAATGAAGATGAAAAAAAGAGAGCAGACCAGTTTACTGCAAATGTAAAAGAAGCCCTTGCCGCTACAGACAAAGCGCTAAACGCTGACCCTACATATAAGTTTAAAAAAGAAGCACTTAAGTCCACAGCAGATATTCTTCTTAAGTATGTTGCTGTTCCATTTCTTGAAAAAGTATACACGCCAATTGTGCGTACTATTGGTACTGCTGCTATAATGGCTGATACTACTGGTGAACTTTACAAACCAGGCGCTCAGTTCAAAGAAGGTTTCCAATTTTCTGACATTAAAGCAGCCTGGAACCGTACTGAAAAAGTAAGCGCGGGACAAGCAATAACTAAGTCAGTTTTAATGGTTCCAGTTATTGGGGCTTATGCCTCATGGGGTCTTGAAAAGTCTGGAATTGACCTTTATGAACTTGACTTGTGGAGCGATGAAAGTATTAAAGAAAACTTTACTGACAATGCAGTTGGTCGCTGGTTTTCGGGCGGTACTGACTTTGTTGTTGGTATAAAGGGACTTAATGTTGCTGGCAAAATTGCTAAAACTGCAGTAAAGACTGTTGCAAAGCCTGCTGGGTTGTATACTAAGGGCAAGACGGTTGACGCTCTGGCAGCGGACATGGAAACTGGAATCTTGCATGCTAGCACTAATGGTGTTCAAGGAGCACAGACTGTTTCAGGAAGTCAAGTGCTACTACTTGCGCAGACTAAAGACTGGTCTATTGTAGAAGACATAGTAACCAAGTATAGTACAAATGAAAAGTTAATTCCTATTATCCGCGAAGCATCAGATGCAAACGCGGTTAAAGATTTACTACTTGCAGACAAGGGAAACATTGCTGCAATGCAACGTTTGGCTACTGGAACAGCAAGCCATCATCTATTTGATATTGCTGACGTAAAGTCGCAACTACGAAATAAGATGATTGAACAAGGAAGAACGTATCTTCCATCAAAGGCTTCTGCTGAGCGTCTAAGTAAAGTATTTGACGATGCCATCAAGAGTGACCCACAGTTTGTAAAAATTAAAAATGCACTCTTTGATGATGCAGGGGATATAACTTTTGGCGGAAAAGCATACATGCCTATTGAGCCTATCTTTGGCGCTTCTGCATTAATTAAAGCACAACGTGGTCGTCTTAGTACAAGGGCGGCAATCCGCAGTCGTGACTATTCAAAGGTATCAGGATTTATTGAAGCCAAAATTGGCGAAACCGCTGGTGGCTTAGTAATTAGAGGTCTCAAAAAAGTTGGTCCAGCAACAGATGCTTTGCCTGCTGGATTCGTATCCTTGTCAGGTATGCGTCCATTACAAGCGCGTATGGAATTTACTGGATTCATCAATAACATGAAAATGCTTAAAAATGGTGATGATACAATTATGACAGGTTTTGCCAATGGTAAAAGACTTGAAGAAAAAGTTTCAGTTGTT